TATGATCCCCGATATTCGCGTGAAGTACGACGGCGTGAACGTGCGCCTAGTCGGCTTCGGCTTTCGCAAGTTTCACAACCTCCGCATCCTGGAGGTCGGCATCAGGTCGATGAAAGAGCGTCTGGCTAAAGGCGTCTCAGAAGACGACGGACCAACGAAGCCGCTCAAAAAGCGATACGCGCGATTTAAGTCGAAAAAGACCGGCCGCCGTGCAATCCGCGATTTATCGCTGACCGGCGCACTACTGGAAGAAATCAAGCCGCGCTATGCCGATGATCGGCAGGCCATTGCGGACGCCGGGACGCGCATCGGACGCATGAAAGCGCGGATGTACTCCGACCTCCTCCGCTTTTCTAACGGCGACCAAGCGAAGATGCTGGAACTCGCCAACGAACTGTTTGCGGATGGCGTCGAGCAGACCGTAAGGGTTGGCCGAAACCTTCCCCGCGCTGCGGCTACTCCACGCTCTACTATTTCCGCTCGACGCTCGTATTTCGGACACGCAGCTTAAATGGCCAACTACCGCAAAGCCACACGCGATGCCCTCGTCGCGGCGCTCTCAGACGCCTCCACTGGCTTCAATGCACAGCTCGGCGGGCTTGCGTCAACGTATGGAATACAGCCGTTTTTCCTGGAGTTTTCGGGCGATTCTAAGAATGTCGTCTACGGCTACATGGACGATGAAGAGGTTGACGTTTCGCAAATCTTCGAGTTTCCCGGCGCGGTCATCTGTACCACCTTCGCCGAGGACAAACACCGCATCGTAGGAAAGACTTTTTCCGGCACCGTAGGCGCGGCAGTGGTGATCTACCTGCGATACCAGCAACTCGACGCTCCAAACTACGGTAGCAACCAACCCGATTTCTCCAACGATTTTGAGAAGTACGCCGATGCCGTTGCAGACGCTTTCAGCGAAGCGCTAAAGGCTGGCCGCACTCATTTCCGCTCTTCTAATGTCCTGCACTCGCAATACCGCGAAGACCGTTCTCCCGTCGTGAACCTAGGCGACGGCCACACCCAAACCATTACCTTCTCCCTTGAATTTGAGGTTCACGTATGAGCACCATTTCCCCCAATGACGCGCGGCTGTTTGTCCAGACCACGGACCCCTGGGCCGCGACGATCCCAAACTCTACCGGAACTTCGACGGTGGCCAGCGGTGACGGCCTCGAATATATGCGCGGCGGGATCTCGCTGAACGCTACCTCTAACCGCATTCCCTCCAATGTCGCCACCGGCAGCCTGGGGCGCAAGCCAGACCGGCGCGGTCGGCGCTCGTGCAACTGGAGCATTGCCGTACCGCTGCGTGGTTCCGGTACCGCTGGCACCGTGTCGGATATGGACCCACTGCTAAAGGCAATGTTTGGCGCTGCCGGGTCCGTTTCTGCTGGCGTTTCGGTCACCTACGGCATCGCCGAAAATAACATTGGCGTCACTGCTCATGTGTTCCGTGATCCTGCCGGCTCGAATATTTGGAACGAGATTCTGGTTGGCGGTTTGGTCAGCGGCTTCGAGATCAGCGGCGGCGGCGACGAAACGGAATCCGTTTTGCGCGTCAGCGGCCCCGGCGTTGATGTCCTCGACAAACCAAATTTTTCCAGCTTGACAACCGCCGAAAAGCGCGGGCTGACATCCTGGCCCACGGAGCCAGCGGCGCCCACGTTCCTCTCCCAAGCCGCGCTTGGCTTCACTGGGTCGGCAACCATCAACAGCGTCTCAACTTTTCAGATTCGCTCGTTCTCGATCAGTGGTGACTTTGCCCGGTCGCTGCGGTACTCACACGGCAGCTACTACCCGACTGTCCCGATTGCAACCACGGCCACCGTCAACGTCAACTTCTCTTTGTACGAAGAGGACACCAGCGCGCAGGCGGCGCTGCGCTATTTGGCGCGCACGCTTGGCGTGTTCGACGTGACGCTGGTGATCGGGGAAGACGCGGGGAATATCCACACTTTCAACATCAACGGTGTTTCTGTCGATGGCGCGACCCGCGACGAATCGGGAGCGGAAAACATCCTTAACTTTTCTGGCGTGGCCTCGATCACGGCAGGCTCCCGCGACGAATTGCAGTACGTCGCCACATAGTTTCTATGCACTCGCTCAAATCCAAATTCACCGAAGCGTCGAAGAAGTACGCGGGCGTATCATTCACCGTCCACAACCTAAACACCATCCGGCGGGCGGAACGGGACGCGGCCATTGCGTCCCATCGCCTTGAATACACCCGGCTGACCGCCGAACGTGCCACGCAGTTCAAGGCTCTGGCAGGCGAAGAAGGAACAGCCGAAGAGCGCAACGCGCGCGTCAATGCGCTGCCCCTTGAGAAGCGCTTGGCGATTCTCGAAATGGACGAAAAGGCCCAGCACATCTACGAGCGCTTCATCGTTCCCAACGCTATCCGGCACGGGTTGATTGGCGTTGAAGGGTTGGAACTTGACGGCACCGAAAATCCCACGGCTGACGACATCCTAGCAGGCGCTCCAGACGACCTCATCGAAGAGATCTACGCGGCGTGCGTGCGTGGCTCTGGCTTGACCGAGGACGAAGCAAAAAACTAGCGACGGCGTGGCTGTTTGCCCGCTCGGGCGGATGGTCCAACGCCGATCTACAATGCGGCCAGTGCCAGCGCAAGAAGCTGCATCTCATGCGTAACTGCCGCCATTTCCCCGACCTCATCCAGATCGGGCGCACGCCGTGCTGGACGCCACGGGTGAAGGAGAAAGAAGTTCAAGGGTATCGGAACTCCGAGTGCCCAACCTCGTACATCACGCCTGAGAGCGTCTGGATTCTTGAGTTGGTCAATACCCAGTCGGTAGCGACCCGAGACACCGGAGCAACGCTCTTGGGCCCTGAGTCGGGGAGATGGCCCGCGTGGTGGACTGATGCGTTGGTAGCGGTCGCCAGCGCGCGGGCTGATTGGGAACGGACGGAGATGGACGCGAAATAAATGGGCGCTACTCAAAAATTCCAACTTGTCGTAGAGGCCCAGGCGCGGGGTGAAGAGGAACTCCTTCGCCTTGAACGCGCGCTCACTCGCGTTGATGATTCCACCAAAAAGGTCCGCAACACCACACTGGAGATTGCCGGATCGATTGCTGCTATTACGGCAGCATTCAAGGCAGGCACGGCGGCGGCCGTCTCGTTTGCATCGGCTAACCTTGCAACGGAAGCCAGTCTTCAGCGCACTGTTAACGCCTACCGCGCGCTTCGGCTTGCCATTGCCGCCCCCGGCGGAGCCGCCTCGCTTGGGCTGGCCGCTGGCACCATTGCGGGCGGGTACGTTGTCCAGAAGATCGTAGAGACAACGCTGGAGCGCGCGCGGCAGGTGCAAAGCGCGTCATTTTCGGCGGCGTCCACTGGTTCTTCGTTTCAGTCTGCGTACACTCTACAGCGGGCGGGCGCTGTTACTGGGCGTGATCTTGGATTTCTGAATGGCTACAGCGCCCAAGACATCAGCGCCGTAACGCTCAAACTGCGCGGCATCGAAGATCCGATTTTGCGCGCCAGCGAAGCCATCCGCATTTTTGGCAAAGATGGCAAGACCGCACTCGAAACCCTTGACGGCCGTCTGGCGGCGGCAACCGCACGCGCGGCGGATCTGGCCGAAGAGCTGGACGGACCGACACGCAACAGCCTCAATCAGTTCAAGTCTGCATTCGACAATTTCCACCCGTTTCAGGTCATCGGAGATGAGTTCGACGACTTCGCGGAACGATTCAAAGTTGGAATTGCCAAGATCGCCATTGATGGCGTTAATGCGTTCCAGCGTATCGCACGCGCGAACCAGGGAATGCTTTACGCTGACCCCACTGGCGGAGCGGAAGCGGCAGGATTCAATCCAGGTGAGCCGGTACCGTCAGATGGTGCCTTCATTCGTGGCGGACGCGCTGACGCTGCCGGTGCGCTTGGACGATTGGCTACCCCCGGCGCAAATCTTGGCGGAACCGGTCGAGCGGCTGCCTTTCGCGCTGGAGTCGGAGGAACTGAAGGAAGCATTCGGCTTCGTCTTGAAATCATCGGACAGGAGCGGAATAAGCTCCAGCAGCTATTACGTTCCGATGGGCTTGGTGATGTCACATTCAAAGATATTGCCGCGCGGCTCGGGAGAATTGACGCCGAAGAAAAAGACCTTCAGCGTTTCCTGAAGCTGAACAAGCCTGAGCTGGTAGCTGATCCATCCACCTTCATCGCTCCGCTGAATACTCGGGTTCCATCGCTTCGCGGTCGCAACTCTTCACTACCCAATCTGCCCGAGTTCATTTCGACGCAGGCTGACCGCAACGCCTTCGACTCCAGCAACCCGGCAGCGGACCAAGCCGCTACCTCTGCCGAACTCCAGCGCCAAAAAGATCAGCGCGAGCGCGAACTCAACACTTCCTTCGCGCGTCAGTTCGTGCAGTTCGAGGAGCGCAAGATCGAAATGCTCACCGGACCCGGCGGGGAGCTGGCAGCGATCCAAAAGATTTACGACCTCAAAACGGCTGGGCTGCAGCAGGAACTGGACTACGGGAACGAGGTCTTCGACCTCACGCAGCGCCGCTTGCAAATTGAGCAGGAGCGCACTCTCCGCATCCTGGAGCTTCAGCGCCAGCGCAAAGACGAAGCCCGCGGGCTAGCCTCTGATTTTGTCGGCAGTTTGCAAGACGGACGCCCCCAGGACTTCTTCCGCCAGCAGGGTGGGCGCTTGCTCAATCAAGTAGGCACCAACGCCCTCACGGGCACCTTCCAGCGCGTGCAAAGCACGCTCGGGCGGGTAGGTGCTGCCTCTGGGCTTGGCGGGCTCCTAAAAGGGACGTTGCTGGACCCGTCGAACGCCACGCCGATCGACAAGAACACGCTGGCCACCGAGCGCAATACGGCCGCCCTGGAGCGCGTCAATGGCGGCGGCTTCCAGGTGTCTGGTCCGAACGGGTTCAACGCCATGCGAGCCCTGGGGCCAGTTGGTGGCTTTCTCGGAGATTTGGGCGTGTTTGGTGGTGCCAGCTCGTCTAATCCCATGATTTTCTCCGCCGCGAGCAAATCCGAAGTCACCCCCGCCCCTGGCTTCATTGGCCTGGGAACGACCGAAGCCGGGGCCGTTGTCCCGCTTGGCGGTGGACTATCGAAAACCGCGCGCGGCGTTGGTATCGCTGGCGCACTCGCCGGCGGAGCAATCGGCGCATACACCCAATTCAAGGCTGGCGGGGCTCAGGGAGCGCTAAATGGCACGGCAGCACTTGCGGGTGCAGCCGGCTCCATTCTCGCGCTGTCGGGTGTCTCTGGCCCAGCTGCGCCCATCCTGGCAGGCGTTGCGCTTGGCCTCCAGGGAATCGCCATGATCTTGGGCGACCCAAAGAAAAAACGGGACGCGCAAATCAACCAGCGCATCGCAAACGCCTACTACGACGAGGCGGACCCGATGTCCTTCTCAATGGACCGCCTTGGCCGCTCCTACGACGCCAATAAACTGGGAGGGTTGCGCGAGATCACGGTGAATATCTCCGCTCTCGACTCCAAGTCCATAATCGACGCCCGCGAATCCATTGCGGATGCGCTGCGGCTGGCGGTGTACGAAGGCCATGGGATCAACCGGGCGATGCAGGAAGCCGTGGGGGCCGCATAATGGCGGCATTCCCTACCCCGTTCTCGGGTGTGTCCGCTCTCTACCCGCTGACGAATGCCAAGCGTTACCCGGTGGGCGTGCTGAAGTTTGACGACGGCACGGAGCAGCGGTTTCGGCAATGCGCCGGCCTCAACTCATTCACCCTCGCCATGGATCAAATCACAGGCGACGAAAAAGACGCCATCGTTGACTTTTTCGAGACCTGCAAGGGCTCATTTGACGCCACTTGGGATCTCGTGATCGGTGCCACCACCTACAGCTATATGGCCTTTGCTGACGACAAAATCAGCGCGACGCAGGGCGAAAGCGGCGCGTGGTCGCTGACGGTGCGGCTGGTGCAGACGCGTAAGAACTAGATGCCATCCTTCCCCACATTCGCTGGCGGTGAATCCGTCCATCTGCCATTCGCCCAGGAACAGGAAGTTTGGAACGTCAGCAACCGGCAGCCGCATGGCTACCAGTACAGCTACAACGTCCTCGCCAATGGCCTCAAGCGGTGGGAGATTTCGTTCAATCTCTCCGACGCTGACCTTGCCACGCTCCAGTCGTTTTGGGACGCGCGGAAGGGCAATTACGAAGAATTTACTTTTACGGATTCAAACACGGGCGTGACGGCAAGCAAGTGCCGCTTTGACCAAGAGGCGCTGACCGTGCAGCAAATCCAACTCGACGAAAACCGCGTCTCTGTCTCCATCCAGGAATACAAATAAGTGGCCCTTACTGACATTGCATCGGCGAAAGACGCGCAACAATCTTTCCAGCCGCTCCTGCTGGCCACTATCACATTCAATGGCGGCACCGTCTATCGGGCTTCCACCCATCCGCTGAACACAGCCGAAGGCGGCTATCAGTACGGCGGCAACAATTACATCGGGCGCATCATCTCGCAGGACATCAGCGCCGTGCAGGGCTACGACTCGGGAGGAATCGACATCATCCCGCGCGTGTCGCTTACCCTAGCCGACGCGGACAAGGCGCTTAAAACCGGCTACGAGGACGTTTATGGATTTTCCGGCGCTACCCTGGATCTTGTTTTTGTTTTCTGGGACGCGGATTCCTCGACGTTTTCTTCGGATTCGATCCTGCGATTCCGTGGCATCTGCGACCCGGCCCAGTGCGACGCTGAGACCATTACCGTCTCCGCCATCAACAAGCTGAACCTCCAGCGCCGAATGCTTCCCCCGGTCCCGCTTCAGCGGCGCTGTCCGTGGATCTTTCCGGCCACCTCAACCAAGCGGCAAGCGGCGGCGGACAACGCGGACGATATCAGCTATGAGTGTGGTTACTCGCCCGACGCCACCGGCGGAAACGCGCGAGGCAACTACTCCAGCGGTACCACCGCCTTTACCTCCTGCGACTACACCAAAGCCGCCTGTGAGGCGCGCGGGATGTACAAGCAAGACTCGGCCTCTCGCGTCACCGGTCGATTCGGCGGAGTGCAGTACGAGGGATCAACGGGCGGGCGCTCGCGGGAATACACCAGCGGCAACTGGATCGACATCCAGAACAACCCGAACGAGGCCCGCTACGGCAACCCAATCCCGATGGTCTACGGGACCGCGTGGGTTGACGCCGTTGTTGTCCAGCCCCAGGGCGACGGGAACAGCACGCGATTTGAGGCTATTGTCTGCCTCGGGGAAGCCCAGTACATCCTCCGCGTTGTAGTCAACGATACCGAACTTCAGCCGGCCACGGACATCACGGGCGGCACCAACTACATCGTCCGCGATGCGCTTCTCCGCTACAACGTCATCAACCGTGGCGACCGCGACGGCGCGCCCAACCTAGACAGCCCGTGGGGCGGCAACGGCGACCCCTACGGCTCGATGTGCGCGATTCTCTGCGTTGTCCCGCGTCGCCTCGCTGAAGCTACGTCAACGCCGCGCGTGCGCGTGCTCGTGCAGGGCCCGAAACTGCGGGTATATACCGACGTTTCGACGTATTCCAAGACCTACACGGACAATCCAGCGTGGGTCATCATGGACTTGCTTACCTGGGCGGGAGTCGGGTACGCGGAGCTGGATATTCAGAGCTTCATCGACGCGGCCGCCATCTGCGCGGCATCGGTCAGCTATACAGACCAGTACGGCGCGACATCCTCACACGCTCGTTATGCGTGCTCCCTTGTCCTTCGACAGCGTCGCAGCGCCGCCGATGTCATCCGCGCAGTGCGGCAGGGTTGCGGCGGAATCCTTGTTCCCAACTCAACCACGGGCAAGCTGCAATTCTTTATCGAAGGTACGCTAGCCAGCCAGCAGCCAAGCGCCGTTACGGGCAGCAATTACAACACGGACATATCGTCACAATCGCTGACCGGAACCACCACAAACGGATACGTGGCCTATGACTTTACCAAGTTCCTCGGCGGTCGTCAGTCCTCGTTTAAGGTCCAGACACAGCCGCTCTCTAGCACGCCTAACCGGGTAAGTTTTGGATTTGCGAACAGCGAACGGGATTGGGCCGGCGATTCGGTTTCAATTGCCGACACCGACGCCATCGCGCGAAGCGGGCAGGAAGTAGCCGAGCAAATGGAAGCCGATGGCGTGAATACCCTAGACCAAGCCAAACGCATCGGCGCGCGTCGGCTGGCTCGAAACCTCTACGGCAACGCTCGCGCGGACGCAGGCGGAACCGAGGTGTACGCTTGGCTCGATTCCTTCCGCGCGGTTCGCTGCCGGGTGGGCCAGATTGTGCGCGTGTCCAATGCTCACTTTGGATTATCTAACGTCCTCGCTCGCATCACGCAGATGCGGCCATCGACCAACTTTGAAACCGTGCAAATTACAGCACAACGCCATGACGACGACTGGTATCTGGACACCTACGGCCAATCGGCTGACCCTGAGCAGTCCCTCCAGGCCCGCAACCGACTTTCCCGTGCGGCTTACCCCTGGGGGCCTGTTGGCGTGGCACCGGACGCATCGGACCCGATGTATTCGGAAACCGATCAGACCTTTACCCTCGCCGAAGCCCACGAGACGGCGGCGGACGGCACGATAATCACCAAGCTGTATGTATCCGGCGCGTGGCCAGTCAATCTGTTCACGGGTAACCCGCCCGACGTAGGGCGGCAAGGAACCACCGCCAGCACGGGCGGCGCAATCCTTGGCAGCGGGCGTACATACTATCTGGCTGTTGTCGCGCTCGATGCCTTCGGCGCGCCCTCGGCACCATCGAATCTGTGCGAGGTCGTCGTAACAAATGCCTCCACGGCCAACACCATCACGGTTCCGATTTTAGGCTGGCCGGATGGAGCGGCGGGGTATATATGCTACGTCGGAAACTCGCCGCAACTCCTGACGGAACACGCCTCCAACGCATCCAGCACGCCGTCTAGTATCACAGTCACGGCCTACCAGGAGCGCGGCAAAGGCATTCCCGACCCCGAGTTTGACCGGATGCGCGTGAAGGTCAAGCGCGTGGCTCACAGCGGCGTATGGGGGCAGCCAGTAGACGCCGTTGGAAGCGGAACGCTGACCATCGACGGCGCTGGTTGGTCTACGGACGAATGGGCTGGCTACGATGTATCCATCCTCGGCAAAGCCGCCGGAGGAGACATGGCCGTCCTGAATTATTCGGTGGTGTCAAATACCGGCACGGTGTTGACCGTCACACCCGACCCATCTGGTGATGTCTCCGTTGGCGACGCGCTTATCATGCGCTCGAAGCCGACCGTTGGCAGCGACGGCGGCGGGAATTACCTCTCTGATTCCAAGTGGCTCAACACGCTAGAAAATGCCGGTGCGGGCCTTGGCGTCAACGATGAAGTCGGGCGGCTCCTGCGAATTATCAGCGGTCCTGGGGCAGGGCAGGTTTACCGGATCATCAGCAATACCGCCAGCAAAGTGTACATTGAAGGCGATTGGCTGACCACGCCGACAAGCGCCAGCCGGTACATTATCGAGGAACCAGACTGGCAGGTCATCCAGACATCCGACAGTCTAAATAATGCCGATCTGGACGCGGTGCTGTATCTCGAAGTCGAGGTTACTAACTATCGGCAGCGCGTTGTTTTGGTTCAGCCAGTGACGCTCGACGGCGGGCAGAATGAGGCCATCGATTCGTTGTGCCCGGTGCGAGAGATCTATGTGTTTGGCGCATCAAATCCGGCGATTGGCAACAACGACGGTTACTTTGAAATGGTCACCACTGCGGGCGCGGTCACGCCGGATCTGGCCGACGGACTAAACCAGCAAGAAACCATGACCGGCAACGTGACAATCAACGACCCAATCTACACGGGCGGCACATTGGTAGCCGGGATGAAGCTGCACATCAAGCTGATCGAGGACTCCACCGGTGGACGCAAGCCGACATTCAGCAGCGCCTATATTGGGCTTCAGGGCATTGATATGGACCTGACGGCAGACACCTACTCCATCTACGAGTTTGTCTACAACACCGCCGACAAATGGGAATACCGGGGCGGCGTGCGCGGGGCATCTATCACATGAGACTCTACCTCTACATTCTTTCGGCCTCGCTGGCCTTTGGTCAGTCTCAAAGCGAGCTGAAAATCATTCCAAAGCAGGACGATTCAGCCACCGGAATCATCAAGTTTCAGGAGAAGTACGGCAGCGGCTTAAATTACGTGGGGGTGAGAGCGCCATCGTCCATCCCCGCCAACGTCACCTGGACCCTCCCCTCCGCCGACGGCACCAGCGGCCAATGCCTCCAGACGGACGGCTCTGGCCAGTGGGGCTGGGCCGCTTGCATTATCAACGGCGGCAACACCACCGGGGCAACGCTGACTATCGGGA